GATCCCGGACCCACTCCTCCAGGCCGGTCGCGCTGATCGACAGCCGACCGCGCTCTTCGCTGCACGAGTAGGTGCCCCGGTGGTATTCGCCGGTCTGCACGGTCCGGAAGTACATCGGCGCGTCGTGCTCGGCGCAGCGGAGGATGGTGCCGGGGATGACCGCCTTGCGCGGCTCACGGTGCCCGGGCTTGATCCGCAGCCGGAACTGCAGGCGGTCCCAGGTGGCCCGGTCCAGGATCGGCTCCCAGTGGGCCGACTCGTAGAGCTTGACGCCAGCGTCGGTGGTGACGCGGTTCAGGTCGCGCTCGGTGGTGCGGTGCCGGCGCATCCCGGCGAGCACCGGGTTGGTGAGGATCGCACGCAGCGCGGTGTGAGAGATCGGGCGGCCGCGTCGACCAACGACGCCGCGCGCCTTCCAGTCCTGGACCACGGTCCACAGCGAAGTGCCCTCCAGGATTTCCGCCACCGCCTGGCGGATCTCACGGGCCTCCTCGGGGACGATCACCCGGCGGCGGTCGATGCGGCCAGCCTTGGGATCACGAATCTTGAACTGCCCATTCTCGTCCAGCACCGGCTCGTCGCGGTAGCCGAACGGCGCCTGTCCGCCGTGCCGGTCGCCGTCCATCGCCTTGGCCGTCACGCCGATCTTGATCGCGTCGGACAGCTCGGTCGAGAAGAACTCGGCATCGAGCGCCGCGTGCAGGAAGGACTTGACCGAGTTGGACTTGCGGAAGTTGTAGCGGTCCTGCACGCCGTCGTCCACGAAGAGCTTGACGTCGTGCAGGCGCAGCACGTTCGCCAGCTGGCGCAGCGTCGGCTCGTGGCGGGCCAGCCTGCTCTCGCGCCAGTCGAGGACGGCCACCACGCGGTCCGCCTCGACCAGCTCGATCAGGTGGGCGAGCCCAGGCCGGTCGATCGGCGCCCAGCCGGAGATGTCGTGCTCCCGAATCTCCTCGATGACGGGGACGCCCGGGAACTCCTCCTCCGCCAGCCGGTGGAGGAGGGTGATCTGATTGCTGACGCTCCGCATCTGCCCGCCGTCGTCGGACGACTTGCGGGCGTGGAGCACCAGCCCCTTCTCGGTCATTCCTTCTCCTCCTCGTCGTATTGGGCCCGGATGTCTTCCCAGATCGCCTGGGCCCTCGCCCAGCCGAGCTCGTCCTTGACCTCCAGGAACAGCGCGTGGGCCGCGACCGGCCAGCGCGGATCGGCCAGCACTTCGCTCGCCGTCTGTGGCACTCTGTGCGCATCTCTCATACCTCTATTATACCCGGAACAGTGTGCCCTTAAACAATGCTCTAAAGAGCACTTGCGCTAAGGCACATGCCGGGGGGTAGAGGAAAGCCCCGGCCCTTCCGAAGGGACCGGGGCTCCTGGATCAGCCGAGAGCTGCGACGAGCGTGTGCAGGCTCTCGAAGATGTAGCCCGAGACGGTGGTCATCGACTCGACCTCCTGACCGCGGACGCGACTCACGAGCACGTCCACGATGGGGAACCCACGCACGGAGGCCGCCAGCAGTCGGACCTCCTGGCGGGCCGGATGCTTGTGCAGCTGGTGCCTGTGCGCCGCCGTCAGGACGTCATCCGCCCCTTCGGTCGTCGCATTGACGATCCAGCCCTCGTGGATGAAGGCCCAGCCGGCCAGATCCTCGGGCGGAGCCTCCCGGCTCAGGATGCCCGACTCGGAGACACGCTCGGCGAACCAGGCCAGGATATCCGGGGGCCTCATGTCGCGGTCGGGGAGCATCGCGAAGACCGGCGTTGGAACCGGGTCGCCATCCTCCGGGATCAGCCAGAGCTCCGGGTCCTGGTCCCAGCCTGCCTTGGCGATCCGCGTCTCCAGCTTGCGCAGCAGCTCCTCGAGGCGTTCGGCGTTCATCCGTCCATCGCCCAGGTGCCGACCGCGTTGCCGTTCTCGTCGTCCACCAGGCCCGACGTGTGGCCCTCCTCGGCCAGGTCTGCGATGCGCCGCAGGATGCGAGCGACCTCCACCCCCTGATCGGGGATGAAGGCCGCGTTGTCGGTCGCGAACTGCATGAGGAACGGCATCAGGTGGAGACCCCTCCTTCGGCGTCGATCCCGCCGTACGACTTGCGGTAGGTGAAGGCCACGTAGTCCTCGGGCAGCTCAAAGGCCACGAAGACCTCCACGTCGTCCTCCCACTCGGGCCGCGACATCATGGTCTGGATCGCGCTGAGCTGGGCCGGGGTGAGGCGGGCCAGCGCCGCCATCGTGATGTGGACTTTGGGCATGGCCGCGTTGGAGCGCGCCAGGTAGAAGGCGGGGTCGAGGCGGCCGCCAGCGGCAGCCACCTCGCTTGTCGGTACGGATCGCCACGCCAGGCCCTTGGTGGACGCCCACTCCTGCGCCGCCTGGACGGTGGGGAGGCCCTTTGCCAGGACGATGCCGTCGCGGACGACGTGGATGCCCAGGGGCCCGTCCGGGTCGTCGACCACGGTGACCTCCTCACTCACGACCCGGAAGCGGGGCCGCCGTGGCGTGCTGTCCTTGCCGTTCGTCATATCCGGCTGACCCGCCGCACCAGCCGTGCGGCCAGCTCGACCGTGAAGCCGGTGGTGTTGCCCTCGTCGTCGGGCGGGCCGATCAGGGCCACGTCGCCCACGATGACGTCGCCCTGCGGGTAGTACCAGGCCGAGGCGCGGGCGTTGAACGGGAGGCCCGTCAGCTTGCCCTCCTCGTTGAGGCAGATAGAGACGGTCGAGAAGTCGCGAGAGCGGTTCAGCAGGTGAGCCGGCACGACCTCGATCCAGCCGCCCACGATCTCCTGGAAGAACTTGAGGGTGCTGTGGCCGTTGCCCTCGTCGGGGACCAGCTCCTTGGCGTAGGGCCGGACGTCGGTGTCGGCCGGGATCACGACCACGTACTCGCTCATCAGATCAACCCCATGGCGCGCAGCCAGGACGAGTGGCCGTGCTGGCAGATGCCGTCAGGCTCGACCCAGCAGCCGTCCGTGGCCTCGGCGCCGGACTCTGACATCCAGTCCTCCATGACCGCCACGGACGGGGCCTTGCTGGTCGCGGTGTGCTTGACACCGTCGCTGCGGCGGTCGCGACCGAAGTCGCCCAGCGCGCAGCGCGGGCAGGTGGTGTCGGTCATTGAGTAACCTCCAGGTGCTCCATCGCCTCGATGACGATGGGGTGGGTGTAGGTGCAAGCGCGGCACTCCCCCCAGGCGTAGTCGCAGGAGCCGCACTCAGGACAGTGGGGAGCAACCCCGCTGCCGCAGACGGGACAGACCCCACCGTGTGAGAGACGGTAGGGCCTGCTGACGCTGGCGAGGCGGTCCAGGTAGACCGCCTCGCTCATCGGATTCACTCCGCTGCGGCTGCCGTGGGGACCGCCGCTGCGACCGCGACCTTGCGGGCGCGGGGCTTGCGGGTGACGCGGGGCTTGCTGGTGTCCAGCTCCCCATCCTTGGTCTCGCCCTTCTGGACGAGGTTGGCGGGCGCGCCGTTGACCGCCGCGCGCCGGGTCGCGCGGACCCGGGCCATCGCGGCGGCGCGGAGCTTGGCTTCGGCAGCGGCGTCGGCCTGACCGGCGGCCCGGATCGCGGCCAGCGGATCGCGGGTCGCCCGGGTCGCCCGGGTCGGCTTCGGCGCCGGGGCCTCGGCGGTCCGGCCCGCCGTGAAGAACTCCGCGATCGCGTCCCGGGTGCGGAAGCCGTCGGTCTCGACGGTCTCCTGACCGAGCACGGCCCAGACGTGCTTCCTCTGGGTCCAGTGGCCCTCGGCCCAGTACATCGAGCCCACGGTCTGCTCGCCGACCACGACGTCCCAAATCGCGACCGGGCCGCCCTGGACCATCTGGGGGTTCTTCCGGAACCGGTAGATCTTGTCGGCCATGATGCCGATCCTCCTTTGAATGTGCCCCTTGAAGGGACTCTATCTCTAACACCATAAGTATACCAGGACGGGGAGGCCGTTTGAGGCACATTCGGAGACTAATTTCGGACAATCTTTCAATCGGCCGTGGTGCCGACTTCCTCTTCCTCGGACGACTCCTCGGGCACCGGGGACTCCTCGGGCACCGGGGCATCAGACGGCTCGTCGGGTGCCGGAGCCTCGATGTGGCGCGTCTCGGCGACCACAGTGCCATCGACCTCGACGTGGGTCGGGGCGGGCTCGGACTGCGGTTCCGGTTTTGGCTCCTCGACTGAGGGCTCCTCGGGCGCAGGCGCGGAGACCTCGTAGTCGGGCAGCTTGCGGACTCCGGCATCGACGTAGGGCCGCAGGTCGAAGGCGACCCGAGTCTCCGGGACCTCCTTGTGGTTGGCCTGGATCACCGGCATCACCAGCGCCCGCCGCGTGGACCCGACCAGGACGACCTCCACCGCTGCCGTAGGCCCGGCGCAGCGGTAGTAGACCGGCCAGGGGGCGACCCCACGCCGGAAGGCCCCGCGGAGCACCTGGTACAGGAACGCGGGCCGGATGAAGGCAGGCTCGTTCTTGCGGTCGGTCTCCAGCACCAGCAGGAACTCCTGGCCCTGCTCCCAGCGGTCCAGCTCCAGGTTGGCCTCGGTAGCGCTGTGTGCGATCGCAGCCGCCACCGCCGCCGGCAGATGCCGCCAGAGCCGGGCCTTGACGCCGTCGAGCACGCCCTGGAAGTTGGGGTAGTTGACGTCGGGCACCGGGGGCGTCTGAGGCCAGCCCGCCCGGAGCCTGCCGTCCCAGCGGTAGATGCCGTTCTCCTCGGTGGCCACCACCGGGTCCGGGGACTCGGCCAGGTGGAGGCGGAAGCCGTCAGTGGCGACGACCCGCCGCCCGCCCTGGTCGACGTAGACGTACTGGAGCTGCTCCTGGCGCGGACCGTTCGCGTCCCTCGCCTGGGCGACCCACTGCGGATCTGTCAAGTCGGCATGAATACTCATCCGTCAAGTATACCAGAACGATCAGAGCACCAAGGACGCGAGGCGGACAGTTAAGGGAACAGGGGCAGCTCCTGCCATGGGGTCTGTGGCGGGCGCTCGGCAGCCGGGCGCTGCTGGTGCTCGACGCGGGCGCGGTTGATGATGATGGTCTCCTCGAGCGGAGCCCCCATGGTCCAGTATTCCCAGGGACCGAGCGTCAGGTAGGTGTGCCGGTACCGGGGCCGGCTCGCGCCATAGGGCCAGGGCTTGACCACGCCGCGCGTGCGGATCAGCTCCACCAGGGCGACGAACTGATGCTCTCGGGCGTGGTCCCAATGGCGATGGGTGTACTCGTGCGGCCAGCGCGGCATCGAGGCGGCGAACTGCCAGCGGACGGAGGCGACGTAGCGGTGTGCGTCGACCAGCTCCACCGTCAGGCGCTCTTGCGCTTTCGCTGGGCCGCGGTCCGGTGATCGCGGGGCTGGATCGGATGGCCGGTGGGTCGCGGGATCGCCCGCAGCCTCTCGACCTCGCGGCGCTCGACCATCCGGAAGGGTCCGACCCAATGGAACGGCAGACGGCCGTCCTTGATGAACTGGTTGATGCGACTCTGGCTCAGCCCCAGAGCCTCAGCGACTTCGCCTGTGGTCATCATGTCTGTAGGTTCAGGCATAGCAGTTCAATTATACCAGCTCAACCCCTCCCGGCATCGGGCGGTATAGCTCTTGTGGTATAGCCTTGGCGGTAGTGCCCGAGGACCCTCCGGGGAACCCGCCCGCAGATCCGCCGACGCCTCCTCCACAGCCCAAATCGGGCGAAGGACCGGACGATCAGCAACGTGTGGTCGATCGCGCCGTCGAGCCCTGGAAGAACCGGGTGCAGAAGCTGGAACGCCAGCTCGCGGAGGAGAAGCAAAACCAGGCGAAGGAGCGCGAGGACTGGCAGGGGCGTCTGCTCCGTGCCGAGGTCCGGGCGGCGGCCTCGGGCAAGCTCCAGCAGGTGGACGACGCCGAGCGCTACCTGGACCTCTCGGGGTTCCGTCCGGACTCCAAAGGTGGCTTCGACCACGGAGCCATCGAGACTGCCATCGAAGGGCTGATCCGCGAGCGTCCCTACCTGATGCCCAAGGCCCAGGTGCCGGCGCCGCTGCCCGGCAACGGCCCCCAGGAGCCGACGCCCGCCCCGCCGCCGGACATGAACACGATGATCCGCAGGGCGACCGGGCGCTAGAATCCGGGGACGGCGAGACCGCGCGGCCGTGACAGCGCGGGACGGCGGTGAGACCGCGCGACCGTAACTAGCGCGGGACTGGCGGCGAGACCTCGCGGCCGACAAGCAGCGAGGGGATGACCTTCATCTCCTAACTGCGAGGTTCGCCATGCCTGGGATCACCCGACCCGACGTATCGGCTGCAATGCCGGACGAGGTCGCCCGCACCATCATCGCCGAGACCTACGAGGCGTCGTCCGCGCTCGCCCTGGGTCGCCGTCTGAACATGGGCACGAAGGCGCTGCGGATGCCCGCCCTCGCCGCCTTTCCGACCGCCTCCTGGGTCGGTGAAGGCGACACGGCGGTCAAGCCGAGCACCGTGATCAAGCTCGACGCCTACATGATCAACGCCGAGGAGCTGGCCGCGATCGTGCGTGCGCCCGAGCAGCTGCTCGACGACCTGACCTTCGACCTCTGGGCCCAGGTGCGCCCCGCGATCGTGGCGGCGTTCGCCCAGAAGATCGACCAGGCCGTGTTCTTCGGCGTCAACAAGCCGACCATCTTCCCCACCGGACTGGTCCAGCAAGCGATCGCGGCTGGCAACGTGATCACCGGAGGGACCGGTCCCGACCTCGCCTACGACACGTCGCTGGCGATGGGCACGGTCGAGCTTTCGGGCTACGACGTGACCGGCTTCGCCGGCGGCGTGGGCGTGCGGGCGACCCTCCGCAACATGCGGAACGCGGACGGGACCCCCATCTACCAGCCCGCGCTCACCGGGGGCACCCCGAACACGCTCTACGGGCTCCCGATCCGAACCATTCGGAACGGGACCTGGAACCCGAACCTCGCGCAGCTCGTGACCGGCGACTTCAGCTACCTGGTGTGCGGGGTCCGGCAGGACATCACCTGGCGGGTATCGGACGACGCGGTGGTGGACGGCATCAGCCTATTCCAGACCGACCAGGTAGCCCTTCGCTGCGTGATGCGGATGGGCTGGGTGGCGGTCAACCCGATCACCCAGGAGGCGCCGAACTGGTCCACCGGTGGGCGCTTCCCGTTCGGCGTCGTGACCCCGGAGCCGCCGCTGGAGGACTCCGAGACCGAGAGCGAGACCCGATCGGCCCCGTCCGGCAGCAAGAAGGCGGGCGAGAAGGCGAGTTGACGGAGTGGATCACAGCCGAGGACGTGAGTTCGTGGCTTGGCCGCGAACTCACGCCTGAGGAGATCGGTCGGCTGCCGGGGCAGATCGCGGCGGTGCAGAAGCGCCTCGTTGCCGCGATCGGGTGGAGCCCGTTCCCCCCGAGCAGCCTGGAGATGGTGCTACGCGGCACGTGGTCGCACCGGCTCCAGCTCCCCCGCCGGCCCGTGCTCGAGGTCTCGGTGTTGGAGGTCAACGGGGTCCATCGGACCGGCTGGTGGCTGGCCCCGCCCGACGAACTCATCGGACCCTGGGCCGGGGTGTGGGGCGGGACCGATGGGGTGGTCGAGATCGAGGGCACGTTCGGCTACACGAGCCTGCCGCCTGACCTGGCGGCGCTCACCACAGAGCTGACGGCGATGCTGCTGACGACCGACCCGCAGCTCGCCCAGGGGATGCTCCAGTCGGAGTCGCTGGGCCCCTACCGGGTGGCCTACCAGTCGATGTGGGAGGCCGCGGGCGGGGCGTGGGGCGGGACCAGCGCGATCATCGCGCGCTACCGTCCCTCGGGCAACACGTCCCTGGCGGTGTCGGCGTGAGCACCCCTTCGATGCGGCTCTTCCCGATGCAGGCCACGGTCGAGTTGATGACCGGGAGCACCGGCCAGGTGGAGCCGATCCTGGAGGCGGGCCTGGAGATCCGCTGCCTGGTCGAGGCGGGGGAGCAGGTGGTACAGACCGCCTCGGGGCGCACAGAGGTCTCGACCGCCACCGCGTACTGCCATCCCGACACGCCGGACGTGCCGCCGGGGAGCCGCTTCACCTTCCAAGGCCGCTCATGGGTCGTGATCCAGTCGAAGCCCTGGCGGTTCCCCGGTCGGCCAGTCGAGTCGGTGGAGCTGGCGCTGCGATGAACGGTGTGCGCTGGGAAGGCCGCTGGGACTGGGTGGGGGCGCGCAAGGCCCGCGACGAGGGCCAGCGCGGCCTGGGCGAGACCGGAGACGCGCTGCTGCAGCGGGCCAACCGGGAGGTGCCGGTGGACACCGGCGAGTTGCGGGCCTCGGGCACGGTGGTCAAGAACGGCCCGAACGTCCAGGTCGCCTACACCGCGCGCCACGCGGTGCCCGTCCACGAACGGATGGTCCGTCATCCGGGTGGTCGCGCCAAGTGGCTGGAGCTCGCGCAGATCGAGTACGAGGGCGAGTTCCAGAACCAGCTCGGGCGGGCGCTCCAGAGGTACTTCGGGTGAGCGGCTACCTGGAGGGCCTGGCGATGCTGCTGAGCGCAAAGGGGATCGCGCTCTGGTCCCCGGACGGCCCCTCCAGCATCTTCATCGACTACCTGCCCGAGCGCACCGAGCACTCGCTGGCCCTGTTCGGGTACGGGGGCGACGGCGAGTGGCCGCAGTCCTCGATGAGCTTCCCCCGGGTCCAGGTACTGGCCCGGGGCGATCAGCGGTCGCCACGCTGGTCGCGGGAGAAGGTGGAGGCTGCCTACCGCGTCCTCCACGGCTTTGATGGCGTGCTTCCGAACGGGGTCCACATCCCGCTCTGCTACGGCTTGGAGTCAGCCCCCAACGCACTGGGACCGGACGCATCGGGGCGCTACGAGCACAGTTCCAACTTCCAACTCTGGGTCTGCCCGGTCCCCATGGAGGCGATCAGCAATGGGTAAGGCACCGGAACCGAACTGCGGCATCATCCCCGGCTCGTCGGCGCGGCTCTACATCTCGGCCGACGCGACGGAGGACGAGCAGGACTGGTTGGAGGTTCACGACCTCGACAGCTTCACGCTCACCACCGACAGCACCGACACGTCGCTCAACTCACAGGGCTGGATTCGGAGCCTGCCCATGGAGCGCGGCGAGTCGCTGACCGCGACCGGGCGCGTCAACGTCCACGACGAGGGGCAGAAGGCGGTGGACGCGACCTCGACCGGGATCGGCTGCGCGGCGCTGGCCTTCTATCGCTTCCGGATTCCGGGTCCTCACGCGACCGACCCCGACTACGTCGACCAGGGCTTCTGGGCCTGGGCGGACAAGCAGGACACCGCCGCCGGCTCCACCGATCCGTTCAGCTGGGGCGTGGCGCTGCGCTTCTGGCAGCCTCCCGTCGATTTGGTCGATGGCCAGCCGCCAGACGGGAACGGCAGCAGCCCGATGGTGGACTCCGTGACCCCGACCAGTGGCACCGCTGGCTCCTCGGCCACCGTCAGGGGCGAGAGCCTGGCGACGGTAGGGGTGTGAGCCATGGCGACCACGGTCCTTTTCGGTGCGGCCCCGGCCACTGACGTTGTGGTCGTCTCGCCGACCGAGGTCACCTGCACGGTGCCGGACGGGACCGGCACGGTCGGGGTGACGGTGCAGACCGCCCACGGCTCTGACACGCTGGCCGCCGCCTTCACCTACGACGAGGACGAGGAGGAGGAGGACCCCCAGGTGGCAGACGTGGACCCGGGCACTGGAGCCGCCGGGTCCGGGGTGACGATCACCGGCCAGCGGTTGGGGTAGGTCATGCCACGCATCGACATCACCGCTGCGAGGCGGGAACTACTCGCGGACCGCGAACCCATCGAGCTGGTGTTCAACGAGCGGGTGTGGGAGTTCCCGGGCTCGATGCCGGCCGAGGTCGAGATCGAGCAGATGCTGGTCGATCGAGAGACCCGGGACCTGCCGGAAGGCGCCGCGCTCCCGCCCGACATGAACGCCCGGGTGCTGAAAGCGGCCTTCGGCGACTTCTACGACGAGATCGTGACCCAGGTCCCGCAGTCGGACCTGATGATCGGCCTGGGGACGCTCATGCAGTATTGGCTGGAGCCCTACGCGGACCCCACCCTGCCCCAGCGGCTGCTCACCCAGGCAACGGCCAGGATCAGGGCGGGCGGTCGGAGCTCGAACGGCTCCTCTTCGAGCACTGGGGCGCGCTTGAAGCCGACTTCCAACGGGAGTACGGAATCCACCTCCCGCGAGCGCTCTGGGGAGACCGAATCTCCTGGCGCCGCTTCACCATCCTCTACGCAGGTCTCTCGGGCGAGGCGGTGAGCCGGGCCGTGCTACAGCAGGAGCGCGGAGTCTGGCGAGCCAAGACGCAAGAGGAGGCGGCGCAGGTCTACGCGCGCTTCTTCCCCAAGGCGCGGGTGCCGAGTCAGCGCCCGCCTGAGCGTCTGCTGCGTGGGAACCGCTGATGCCACGCACGGTCGGCGAGCTGCGCGCGGTCCTGGTCCTCGACTCAAGCGGGTACATCAAGGGGCTCGCCCAGGCTGACAAAGAGGGCCAGCACTTCAGTCAGTCGGCGGACAAGATGGGCTCCTCCCTCTCCACCGTCGGCAAGGTGGCCGGGATCGCGTTCGCGGCGGTCTCGGCGGCGGCGGTCGGCCTGGGTGTGACATCGGTGATGGCGGCCGCCCGGGTGGGCGAGATGGACGCCGCGCTCAGCGCGCTCTCCAAGGCCACCGGTGTCTCCAAGGACCAGATGGACGCCCAGGTCAAGAGCGTCCGCGAGG